TCAGTTCGTCAAGATGGAGTCTACGGCGTCGGCCGCGCGGCTGCCGCCGACCGTCTTCGACATGTAGACCGTCTGAGTGAGCGCCGGGTTCGTGTGCCCCAGATACTCGGCGATGTCGCGCGCCGTGAGGCCCGCCTGATCGAGCAGCGTCGCCATGGTCTTCCGGAAGGCGTGGAAGGTGTACCGCTCCGGAAGGCCGAGCCTCTCGCGCGCATCCGCCCATTCGCGCGCAGCTGCACGCGGGTCGCGCGGGCGGCCGAGGACGGTCGGGAAGACCACGCCGTCATCGTTCGGGCCGCCACGCACGCGCCGCGCCATGAGCATGGCGATCACGGACGACGAGACGCGGATCCGGCGCTTGCCGGCGTTCGTCTTCGACTTGCGGATCTCGACCACGCCGGCGTCGAGGTCGACGTCGGGCCATGCGAGCGCGCACCCCTCGCTGATCCGGACACCGGTCCCAGCGAGGAAGACGACCAGGTCGACGAGATCGATGTCGACGAGGCGCTCGTCCGCGCGCACGCGATCCAGGATGCCGGGGAGCTCGCCGAGCGGGATCGCGATCGACCCATGCGCGCCGCTGGACTCCGTGCGCTCGAGCTCGCGCACCGGATTGCCGTGCACCGCCTCGGCGCGCGCGGCGACGCCCATCATCCCTGAGAGCACCGCGCGCGCGGTCTTCGCGGCGCCTGGCCCACTCTCGGCCGCGACGACGTCGAGGAATCGCTGCAGCCGATCGGGGCCGGCCTCGGAGACGGCGAGATCGCCGATCCGCGGAACGATGACGTTGCGCACGATCCGTGTGTAGTCGGCGAGGGTGCGCGGGGCGATCTTCGTCTTCGATGCGAGGAAGCGCTCGCCGAGGTCACGGACGCGCGTTTCGCGCCGCACGTCCGCCGACGTCGACGCCTGGATCGTCGTCAGCGCCTCGCGCAGCTTCGCCTTCGCCTTCGCCTCGCTGGGCGCGAATCGTTCGACCTGGCGCAGGCGACCGTCGTCGAAGCGGTAGCGCGTCCGCGCGCGCCACTTCCCCGGCTCGACCTGCAAAGTGTGGATGGCACCGTAGGCGCTCAGGGGCGTGCGGGGCCTAGCCACGGGTGCGCTCGCTGTGCTTGCCGTAGGGGCCGTCGGCGAGGCGGCGGATCCACTCCCCTGCCCCGGGCATCGCATGGGCGGCCCGCGGCGTCACGGGTGCGATCGGCGGCGCGACGTCGATCACGTCGACGCGCGGGTCAGCGTCGATCCATCGGCCCATGTGCTCCTCGTCGACGTCGTGGCCGCGCGCCTTGAGCTCGTCGAGGACGTTCGCCAGCGAGAACTGCGCGTCCCAGTACTCGAGCGCGGCGAGCTCCAGATCATGCGACGCGCTCTCCATCCGGCCGAGGGCGGCGGACAGGACGGCGTCGGCCGGACGTTCGACGAGGTCCTCGAGCTGCTCGAGTCCGAGGACCTCGATCAGGCGTTCAGCCTCAGCGAGCTTCAGCCCGCGCTCACCCTTCTCGACGGCTGCGACGGTCGGCTGCGACCACTTGAACCCTGCTGCGCGCATGGCCGCGGCGAGCGCAGCCTGCGACATGCCGCCCCTCAGCGCTGCGAGGTTCCGGCCAATGCGGGTATCTGAATCAGTCACGCGAGAAAGTATCGCACCCTCCTGGCAATTCCTGATAACTCATGTACCATCAGATTCCCCGCACCCCGTGGGGCAATACATATCGGAGGATCAGTGGACACCGCACCCAAGACCCGGGCCGACGAGCTTCCCGACCTGGCGACGCGAGCCGAGGTCTCGGCCTACACCCGCGTCGCGATGTCGACGCTCGCGCGCTGGGCAATGGAGGACAGGGGACCGAAGTTCGTACGCCTCGGCCGCGCCGTCCGCTACCGGCGCGAAGACGTCATCGCCTGGGTCGACGCCGCGAGCGCCGAAGCATGACCAGCACCACCAACGAGAACGCCCCCGACGCCGGCCAGGGCATCGAGGGCAACGTCACCACCAGCGAAGGAAGAGACATGAGCACCGTAACGCACACCACCCCCAGCACCCAAGACCCCGACCTGTTCCGAGACTGGGCGCGCGACTACGCCGCGTCCTGGGGCGCCCTCGTCGAACGCGCACGCGCACACGCCGCCTGGGACATCCTCGCCCGGGCAGGAAAGACCGCCGAGCTCTGCGACCTCGTGCGGCGAACCGAACGCTGGCGCGCACCCCATGTCCCGGCAGCAGCGTGGCCCGACTGGGCGACCAACATGCGCTTCGGCGAGCCGATCGCCGGCGGCATCCCCATCTGGATGCGCGGCGCCGTCCACGGGGGCGAGGGCAACGCCTACAGCGTCTGGCTCGAGGAGTTCTACATGGTCACCATCAACGACACCGACGGGAACCTCGGCGACTACGACCACGAACCCGCCAGCATCCGCTGGGACGCCGAGCACGAGGACGTCCTGACGCTCGACGAAGCCCGCACCCTCCGCGACAACCTGACCGCCGCGATCGCTGAACTGGAGACCCCCGCATGATCATCTACCGCAGCTTCACCGACACCACCGAGGTCACCGCATATGCGCAGATGACCGACGACGACCAGCGACAGGTCGTCATCACCGGCCTCACCACGGAACCGATCCGGCTCACCGCCGACGACGCCGAACATATCGGCGCGTCCCTGCTCAAGCTGTCAGGCAAGACGCCCGTCAAGGAGAAGAGGACGCAGGAGGTGAGCAACTACATCCGCTCCCTCTCGACCCTCGTCCAGACCATCCTGGAAGCCGCGCCCACCGTGCGGCTCGATCCGCACGGCCGGGCGCCGAGCCATGACGTCCTCGCCGTGATCACGGCCGGATGGTCCACCCATGGTCCGCGCGGCGCGATGTTGCCGACGACGAACGCCTTCGGTCGCGCTCTCCGCGTGCTTGGACATGCTCCCGCGAAGTCGAACGGCGACCGCTACTACACCGGTCTCAGCATCATCGACGTCGGGGTACAACTGTCCCTGGTTGAGGGTGAACGCTCCATCTCATCGCCCACTGCGCAGTGACAGGACGGGGCAGATGTTCTCACTCGTGAACATCTGCCCCTGTGCCGTCGGTCCCAATTGGCACATGGGATCGACGGGTATCTGAGTGACAGATGGGTCTGACTCACCATGTAGCGGGGGGTCAATCCGTATATGGACCGATAAATACGTGCACTAGGGACAGGAATAAACGTGACCATGGCCAGCCAACCCCCAGACCGCCAGTCCGCAGACCCAACGGTCCCTCGACCCGCACCGCGCGACGACCCCGACTTCTGGCTCAGCCTCGGCGTCGACCTCGCCACCCGCGACGGCATCGACCCCGCCACACTCACACTCGACCAGCTCGCCGACCTCGGCCGGCAACACCTCACCCGACCGTGAGCAGCAAGCACCAGTCCCCCGAGTGGAGGCGCACCTGCCGCATCATCCGCGCGCAGGTGCGCCTCGCCCACACACGCGGCGACGACATCCCGTGCTGGCGATGCGGCTACCTCATCGAACCCGGCCAGCGCTACGACGTCGGCCACCTCAACCCCGACGGCGGCGAAGGCATCGACAACGCCGCACCCGAACACCGCGGAGAGAACCGCAGCCACGGCGGCCGCCTCGGCGCCCGCATCACCAACACCCGCCGCAAAGCCAAGACGACAGGACTCGTGACACCCGCATGGCACTGACGACCCGCCGAGTTTTTTGGGGGCACCCCTCAGCAACCCCCGGCTTCGCCTCAACACGCGCCCCCCTCCCCGAGATCGGGGCCCGGCGGTGACCGCGGCCGCGGCGTCGTGCGCGTGCGGTGAGCCCGCGCGCGTGAAGGGGAAGTGCCGCCGCTGCTACAACCGCGACTACGCGCGCGCCCGTCGACGAGAAGAGCGCAAGGTTGACGTCGTCGCGGCGGCCGCGCCGGCGCTGCCGACGATCGCCGACCTGCAGGACGAGGGCAACTGGCTCGAGTGGCGTTCGCGGATCCCGGCACCGTCCGAGGTGACCGAGCTCGTCACGACCGACGACTTCCGGCGGGAGTTCCTCGAGGGCGCGCGGCTGCTGCGCATGGACAAGCGCCGGCGGCCCGACGGCGGGTTCGGGCCGTCCCCGATCCAGCTGGTCATCGCCGACATGCTGAACGCCGGACGCAAGTTCAACGGCATCCTCGAGCCGCGCCGCACCACGAAGACAACCGCGGTCCAGGCCGTCATTCTCGGCCGCTGCTCATTCCGTGACGACTACCTCGTGGGGTGGACGATGACGAAGCGCGACGGCGGGCAGAAGACCGGCGAGCGGTTCCGCAAGGACATCGTCAACCACCTGGAGCGGCTGTACCCCGATCCGAAGACGCGGCCGTTCGTGATCAACAAGGGCAAGGGGCAGGAGGCGATCGAGTGGCGCGATCGCGGGACGTACTTCAACGCCTACGCCCCGGGCAACGAGGCGTTCACGTCCGGTGCGTACGACATCGCGTGGGTCGACGAGGCGCAGGACGCGACGCCCGACGTCGGCGCCGACCTCATGACCTCGATCCCGCCGACGCTCGACGGCCGCTACAAGCCGCAGATGATCGGGTCCGGCACTGCTCCCGAGTACCGCCGCGGGAACCTGCTGTGGAACCTGCTGACGATGGAGGGCGCCGGCGTCCTTCGCCACGGCATTCCCGACGACACCGATCCCGAGGAGCTCGAGGCGTGGGAGCCCGACGAGGGGCGGCCGCGCGCGCGGGTCCGCGAGCTCGTCGAACTGTTCCACCCGGGCATCGGGTTCACCACGCCGCTGTCCGACGTGCACGACAACTGGCGGGCGATGAAGGTCACCCCGGGCGCGTTCGATGCGGAGTACCTGGGGAAGATCGGCGAGGAGGGATCGAACACTGCGCTCATCCCGCCGAAGCAGTGGGCGGATGCCGCGCGCCCCGCGGCCGAGCTGCTCGCGCTGCAGCTGCCGTCGCTGCTCGCGATCGCCGTAGCCATCCACCCGGACGGGCGGTGGGCGTCGATCGCGGCCGCGTGGAAGGGCGGCGGGGAGCACCGGCACGTCGCGCTGCTGCACCACCAGGACGGCGTCGACGGCATCCGCAACCAGATCCTTCTCACCTACCGGAAGCACCTGCGACGCATCGTCTACGACTCCCGCAGCTCGACGGAGGCCGTCGAGATTGGGCCGCTGCTCGTGTCCGCCCCACCGATCCAGGCGCGCGCGCTCGTGACGAAGGACGTCGGCCGCGCGACGGTGCTCACCCTGAAGCTGCTGAAGGAGGGCAACCTGACGCACTACTCGCAGGAGCCCCTCGACGACGCCGCCGACATCGCCGTGAAGCGGAAGGTGGGCGAGACGGGATCGTTCGGGTTCGGCCGGCCCGACGAGCGCAGCCGTCCCGACGATGACGTGACGCCTGTCGAGGCGATCTCGCGCGCCCTGTACGCGCTCGAGGATGAGGTCGAGCTGGCGTCTCTATCGAACATCTTCGGCGGGGCTTGACAAACTGCTCAGCCTAAGCGCGTTTGAGTGAGCATTCTGCTACCTTTGCGGCGTGGCAGGAACGTTCGTGAACTGGTTGCTCGGCAAGCCGGCGCCGTCCATATCTCTCGGCGCACCCGCGCTCGCCGCCCCCGGCTCGGGCGACAACCTCGCTCAGATCATCGTCGGCGACATCATCGGTCACCTCCCGCAGGAGGCTGTCACCCGAGACAATGCGCCTCGCGTCCCCGAGCTGAAGCGCGCGCTGAAGGCGCACCAGGCGCTCGTCGCCCCGCTCCGGTTCGAGGTGTTCGCCGACGACAAGGCAATTGCCGCGCAGCCGTACTGGGTGAGCGCGTGCGCCTACCCCGGCATGAGCCGGTACATCGCGTACAAGAAGCTCGTCGAGGAGCTGTACTGGGAGGGCTTCGCGGTCCTCGCCTGCCGCCTCGACGTCGACGGCAACGTCTGGGATTGGGTGCCTGTCCCGCGCGACCTGTGGACGATGGACACGCAGACGCAGGCGATCACTCTGCACGAGTCCATCCCGGGCGAGTACCGGATGCGGGTCGTCGTCGTCCCGCTCGGCGCCCGTGGCGTCCTGGTCGACGGCGTCGACGCGATCCGCCAGGCGCGCAAGCTCGAGCTCGCCCGACAGTCTCGCCTGGATGCGCCGCCGGCGGCGACGGAGTTGCACGTCACCGACGCTCGTTACGACGGCATGGGCGCGTCGGAGATGGAGACCATCGCGACGGAGTACGTCGCGACCCGCAAAAAGACCTCGGTCACCGTGACGCCGTCGTACATCGAGGTCAAGGAGCGCGGCATCGGTGGCCAGCTCGACCTGTTCGAGGACGCGAAGGCGTCGCTGTCGCGCGAGCTCGCGATGCACGCCGGCGTGCCGGCGAGCTTCGTCGAGTCGTCGTCGAAGGGTGGCGGCGGGCAGATGTCGTACTCGAACGAGAACGACCGGCAGTCCGAGCTGTGGACGTACGGCTCCGCCGAGTACGCCTACGCGATCGTCGCTGCTCTCTCCGGTGACGACGTGGTCGGCCCGGACGCCGAGGTGCGCGCCGACCTCTCGCACTTCTCCGTGCCCGCCCCGACGTCCATCGACCCCGAAGCCGGGGACACCACACCCACCCCTGAGGAGAACTGACCATGGCACGCACCACCGCACCCGCCGACGCTGCCGAGACGCCGGCCGACCAGCCCGAGCAGAACACCCCCGAGACGCCGACGCTGCCGCCCGAGCTCGCATCCCGGTTCGTCACCGCTGCGACCAGCGACGCCCCCTCGCAGGACCAGGTCGCGATCGTCCGCCAGAACGCCGGCGCGATCACCACCGCCGCCGAGCAGATCGCGCAGCTGCCCGACAGCCGCTACAAGTCCCTCGCCCTCACCGCGCTCGAGGAAGCGCTCATGTGGGCCAACAAGGCAGTCTTCGCGTGACCGAGGCCGGCCTTTTCTCTCGCGTCGCGGACACCCGCGAGATCGAGGGCCTCCTCCTGCCGTTCGGCGAACTGTCCCGCCCCAACCTCTCCGGCACCGAACCCGTCATGTTCAGCGCGTCCGCCGTCGCTCTCCCGCGAGACCCGTCGATCGTCACGCTGAATGACGAGCACGACCGGTTCAACCCTCTCGGCCGAGGCGTCGCGTTCACGCTGACGGACGCCGGCGTCGTCGGGCGCTTCGCCGTCGCCAACACCGACGAGGGCGACGCCTTCCTCGCGTCGTACAGCGACGGAACCGGCAAGCGCAAGCTGTCGGCCGAGCTGGGATCTCTGGTCCGCAACGGTGCGAACGCCGTGCGCTCGCGCCTCACCGGCGCCGCCGTGTGTGCCGACGGCGCGTTCGAGTCCGCCGCCCTGTTCTCGCTCGCCCCCGGGACGACGGCCGAGTTCACCACCGACGTCCCGGCGAGCGACGAGTACTCGTCCCCCGATCGCGACAACAGCTCGCGCACGGTCTCCGAGTTCACGGACTCGGAAGGCAAGCGCTGGCGCCGCATCGAGGAGTACTCGAGCAAGTCCTACGTCGAAGAGATCGCCGACGCCGAAACCCCGGCCGAGGAAACCCCCACCAGCTCCGAGGAGGAGACCATGACCGCAGCTGCCGCCACCTCGGCGCAGACCCCCGCCGCGCCCGCCCTGTTCAGCGGCGCGCCGACCCCGGCGCCCGAGCCCGCCGACGTCGACATGAACGCCTTCTTCTCGGCGTTCCACGCCATGAAGAACGCCCGCTCGGCCGACACCGAGACGGCGCTCATGGCGCTCGCCGACATCACCACCGGCGGCAGCCTCGCGAACGGCGTCACCCCGAAGGCGTGGGTCGGCCGGCTCTGGCAGGGCAAGCGCTACCAGCGCAAGTTCATCGACCTCGCCACCCACGTCTACGGTGCAATCGACATCAACGGCCGCGAGGGCTACCGCCTGAACGACACCGACGGTCTCGTGAAGAAGCGCACCACGGGCGAGAAGACCGAGCTCCCGACCGGCTCGGCGACGAGCAACAAGCGCAGCTCCACTCGCGACAGCTACGGGTACGCCGCTGACATCGCGCAGGAGTGGAACTACCTCACCGGCGGCGCGGACGTGCTGCAGCAGTTCTGGCAGGGCGTCGCCGACAGCTACGCCAAGGTCACCGACATCGACGCGCGCGACACCCTGATCCGCGTCGCGATGAATCGTGACGGCGCTGCGCTCTCCGCCCGCGTCGCTCCGGCCTCGCTGCCCGCCGGCACGCCCGCGAACAGCGCGTACTACCCCGGCGTCGTGCAGCTCATCCAGGCGATCGAGGCGATCAGCGATGCCGACGACGACCCGGCGTGGGCGATCGTCAACCCGGTGCTCTGGTCGCAGCTGATCTACACGCCCCGCGAGCTGCTGCCCGAGTTCGTCTCGCTGTCGGTCACCGCCGGCTCCGGTGAGGCCAACGTCGACGGGAAGGTCGTCGTCAAGAAGGCCCCGCAGTCCGCGTTCCCCGGCACCAACGCGGCCAATCCGCAGGTCGCCGCCGGATCGAAGGCCGCCGTCGAGTTCAAGGAGCTCGGCGAGACCCCGATCCAGATCGACGCCGTCGAGGTCGCGAAGTTCGGTCTGGACCGCTCGATCGTCGGCTTCGTCGAGACGTTCATCGTCCGCCCCGAGTCGACCGTCTTCATCGGCACCGCCGCGTAAGCACAGACCACAGAGATTGAGAGGGGTGAGCACAGCATGACGATTCTCGGGATCGACCTCGAAAAGAGCAACGAACGCGACCGTCTCGTGCTCACCCCTCTCACCTCCGCACCCGGAGGCGGCACGGGGTCACCTGGCCCTCAGGGTCCGGCTGGACCGCAGGGTATCCAGGGCGCGAAGGGCGACACAGGAGCACAGGGACCGCAGGGTATCCCCGGTGAGAAGGGTGAGACGGGAGCGCAAGGCGTTCAGGGTGTGCCCGGCGCCCAAGGCCCGCCGGGCTTGACGGGCGGCACCGGCACTCAGGGCGCGAAGGGTGACACGGGATCACAGGGCGCCCAGGGCATCCAGGGCGCGAAAGGTGACACGGGAGCACAGGGCATCCGTGGGGGGCGCTGGTTCCATAGCGAAGCTGCCAACCCGGATTACGTCAACGTAGCCAACCCGATTGAGGGAGATATCTTCCTCTATCCGGACAGCCGAGACTTCTTCCAATACACGAGCGGCCAGTGGGTCTACGCGAACAATATTGGGGCTATCAAGGGTGACACCGGACTTCAG